CTGGCCGTTGCAGAGCAGGAGGCCGACCGTGTCAGCGACCGTATCAAATTCGTCTTTGAGGACAAGAAGAGTCGCGGAGAACCGACGTCCGGGAAGATCCCGTATGGATACAAAGTGGTTGATAAGCGCCTTGTGCCAGACGAGGAGACTGCACCCATAGCGCAGGAGATCTTCCAGAAGTACCTCGACCTTCGCTCGATTGCTGACACAATCCGCTGGTTGTGGGATGCTCATGGTATCTCCCGCTGCCCGTCCGGGATGAGGCAATTACTGAGCAACAAGCTGTACCTTGGATCCGATAACCACCCGGCACTCATTGACCGGGAAACATTCCAGCGTGCACAGGAACTGTTGGCGTCCAGAGCGAACCGGCATTCGCATTCCGGGAAGACATACCTTTTTGGCGGACTCATATACTGCCGGGACTGTGGCAAGCGCATGAAGGCATACCAGCCAGCCAAATACGAATACTACATATGCCGGTACCATGCCGACTATGGCAGCTATAAATGCATCAACAAGATATCCACTCGGCAGGACAAGCTGGAGGAATACCTTCTGGAGAACCTTGTTGACGAGATGGTGAAGTACAATGCCACGATTGAGATTAACGATAATCCTCCGAAAGACAAAGAACGCATCCGCAGGAAGATGGAGAAACTGAAGGACTTGTACCTCGACGACCTGATCGATAAGCAGATATATGAGCGGGACTACACTGCTCTCCAGAACGAACTGTACGAGCCTGAGATTGCCTCCAGAACGGTCGATATCGGCTCTTTGCAGGAAACCATTAAACTGTACCGATCTCTATCAAAAGAGTCCCAGAAAGCTGTCTGGGGGCGAATTTTGAAACGTATCGAGATAGATCACGACGGAAATATTTTTTTAATCCCAAATTAACCTTATTTTCACTTACCATTTGGTTACTCACAATAAGGTAACAAGAAACCCCCTGCCGAAACAGGGGGCGTTTTTTATTCCTGAGTCTTGTTGTATTCAGCAGTGCTGATGCCAAGCAGGGCGCCCAGAAGAGTGCATACAACGGCGGATGTCTTGGCAACTTCCGTCGCATACGGCCATCCCCAGATTGCTGCCATACCGACGTATGCGGTTGTCAGCGCCGGGATGCAAATCATCACGATCCATTTGAGTACATCGTACACCTGATTAGGTAGCTTCATGTTCTTTCTCCTTTAAAAATCCACCGGTTGTTTTCAGCTTGGCGTATGAGTCTGTTATGTATTTCATTGCCGCTTTTCCCCGGTTGTTCTTAAAATCCTTGTGCGTCTCACAATACAATTCATACTTATCAATGTCATCCAGAATGTCTTCAAAGTGTGATTCTGAATGCTCACGCCCCTCGCACATCTCATCGTAGAATCTTAGGATCCTATACCGGCGTGTCCTCGCTTTGTCGTCCTCATCCTCTTTGATGTGCGCCTCCAGCGTAGTCTTCAGAGCATCAATGCTCTTCTGCGTTTCTTTTCGATTGCTGCGGATGGATGGAATGATGGTCACAATCGCAATCAGCAGGCCGCATAACTGCGTGATAATCCCCAACCAAAACGTCAACTTATCCAAGGGTATCACTCCAATGCTATATTAATGATTTCTCTCCAATCATCCTCATCCACTACTCCATTCACTTCAACATCTCCGCCACGCTCTTTCACATACTTCTGCCACTGACGGGTTGCGTTATCAGTGTCCAGTCCAAACTCACCATCGGCGTCCAGTACATATCCCCAGCATTGCAGGAGTGCCTGCCATGCGCGGACTTGCGCTATCGGCATGCCCATTCCGTCGCCGTACTCCAGATGGAGATACGTTCTGCGGAATTTGGGATGGATGATATCGAACTCTTCAGATTCAATTGTATCATCAATGCCGTCATCTGCATCATCTGATACGATTGACTCTGGCTCCGCAACGACTGCCCAATTCGGCCTGCCGAATCCAGCAATGATGTTATCGCCTTTCCACTTGTACTGCGTCCTGCACACACTGTCGGAGTAGTTGCCTTCAACGCACACAATGCTGTCACCGTTGACTTCAACCACAATGCCGGTATGGTTGATCGCGCCGCCATAGAAAAAGAAGATCTGGTCACCAACCTCCGGTTCCCGGTAGAACGCGCCGTTGCGCTTGTATGCATCAGCAGACAGAGAGCAGGCAGCGAATCCAGACGGGCGCTGGTAGGTCATTGCTGTTGCATCCTCATATCCGAAGCATGCAATGTATGCGGCATCGACAAACACGTCGCACCAAGGCACTGTCCCTGCTGAGAAACCATACAGCTTCACATCCCACTGGCCATCAGCATATTTGTTGCTGCCATCGTATCCCTCGTGGTACCCAATCTGGGAACGGCACCAGTCAACGAGTTTCTGCTTCGCTTTTGTAACTGTCATCATTGTCGAGCGCTCCTCCGATGAAATGTGCGTCTGCACGACATTCTGGACATACTCCGGGGTCGTTCTTCCCGCTGCTTCTGTACTCTCTTCCGCACTTACTGCATCTGAGGATTTCGCAGTGTCGGTTCGCCCAAATCCGAAGACGCCCTCTAACCACTTCAAAAAAATCATTTGGTGTCATCATTGCCTCCGAAATCAATTGGGCAGGCATCGGCACCGCATGACGATTCCGCTACATAGATCGGTTCGATGCACTCATCAACAAACATCTCTAACTCATCCTGCGTAATCATGATTTACACCTCGATTTGAAAAATGAGATGCACTTTTTGTGCTTAATAAGTGCATCTCGATTCTAAGAACAAAAAACGTCCAGTTTTTACACTTACAAACGCTGTCAGCACCTACATCAATACGTCATGTGGCACATAACCCTTCGGTGCTGAGAGCGTCTGTATGAGCATTAAAGATTACTTTAAACCTCAATCAGTTGTTGCTTCTTTGTGGATAATTTCTTTGTAACCTTCTGCACAATTAAGCATTTCATCAACAATCATCACGCAAGCAGATGTGACATCTGAAGCATTCCAGAGTGTTTGACAAACCCCGTGAAACTGTACTTTTGCAGTTTCGATTGCCGTGATACCTTCTGCATGGATTGAAAAATTTCCGTTGATAACTTTAACTATTGCAAATTTCATGTTTTACCTCCAATTATTCATAATATATGGGTAGAGTTAAAATAACTCTATAACTATTCCCGATACCTTGAAGCGCCCTAAGAGAAATATCTCTGCCGTTAGAAGTCGCATAATTTATATCAAATTGTCCGCTTATTGTTTTTCCTTGTGATGGGATTATATTCACGCCACTAACCGAGAAGATGTATTCTGTTGTTCCGGCTGGCACTTCTTGATTTGTCCATGCTATGATAGTAAGAAATCCCAAACCTCCGGAGCGGTAAACTTTAGGCGGGTTAGCAGTATCAAGACTAAATTGCGAAGGTGGCGTTACAGTGACATTGATTTTTTGCACTGTTTTTAAATTTTCAACATCTTGTTCTACAGTGTTTAAAGAACCCTTTACTTCTGCATTGATTGCCCGCTGTGTCTTGCCTTCTGTGAGGTCATAGACACCTGATGTTTCCCAATAATCGCTGTTCGCCAGCTTGTATTTTTTATTTGCCATTTATGCACCTCCTCATGTTGTTACTTCGACAACACTGAAAGAAACAATGTTGCCGTAATTTGGCAAAGGGTGAACGTGATCTTCTCTGGAATAAGCAATCGCGCTACCGGCCGACCCTGTGCTGCTTGCAACCAGTGGAACCGCTGTCCCTGCATTCGCCAAGTTGACGACGCCAGTAATAGGTTCTCCGTTCGCCGCGTGTGCTTTGATTCCTGCCAGCAGTGTCTGTTCGCTCACTGTGTCACCAGTCAAATCCATCAGGACGGTACCATCGGCAAGTTGAACTTTGTTGTTTGCCATACTGCACCACCTATCACACGTCGCCGATTGTTACGGTTTTCCCACCAGCGGAGTTGTCGGCATATGTTACCGTAATTGGCGCGACAGTGACTTGTGAGAGACAGTTATACGTTGGCGTGGTCGGTTTTACCTCCTGTGACTGGAACGTTGGATTAACTGATTTCGCCTGCATTTTCATGTCTTCCATCGTCCCGGCGACGCCAAGGATGGTTACGCCTTCACGAATGTTCTGAGCAATCAATTTAGCTTGCTCCGTTGCTGCAATCGCAACAGAACCATTGCCATTGTGATATCCCGGCTGGAT